CTTGGGACTACAAAATATAAGACCAGAATCGTCCTATATTAGGCTTTTTTGGGTCCTGAGAATGCGCATGTTTGGAGGCTGGACCACCACAGTTGGGCATTGAGGCCCTCTGGATCGATCAAGGGAGTTTCGAGCCAGACCGGGACACCCGAGTGTCGAACCGCCGGCGCAATCATATCCATATTCATGCGCCATTTCCTCATCTGATCGGTCATCTTCGCTTCCGCGTCGAGACCCTCAAAGAGTAAGTCGGAACGAGTGAGATCGAGGGGAATTGGGGCCTTAGAGAATCTATCGAATAGATCCTCTAGGTCGCTAAAGGCCTGATCCGTTAGGATCTTGAGGTTAGCGGAGCTTTCCTCATCCTTTAGTGTGGTGACAGGCTGTGGTAACACAACCGTGGTCTCTTTTACAAGAAACTTAGCGATCACTCGCTTCACCACCAGGCAATCCTCCACATCCTCGCTTTGGATGTCCAGGCTACATTGGCCGGACGCGATGGATGGGAGGACCTGATTCACCCAAGCTACGAACTCCTTGGTGGGTAACCACCCGGGTGGGGCGAACTGTTCGTACTTTCCTTCTAGTAATAGAGGGAACTCCTCGGGACACATCTCCAAGTTAATTGGAGGTGCTTCAAGTAACGTTGTCGTCTCAGCTACTACCGGTAGTACTACCGGCTCCACAACCTTGGGCGTTGCTGTGGAGGATTCTCGCGACACAGGTGGAACACTAGAGTAGCGTTTCACAAGTGCTTCGATGAAAAGTTGTAGATCGACGAGTTGGTCGGCTTGCCGATCAACAAGCGTTTGGCCTCCGGCCCCCGAGAGAGCATCATCCTGAGCCATTTCAGGATCATAGATGAGGCCTCCAGACCGGTGCATGATATGGTCCGCCATGACGAGTCCGAGGCAAGTAGGGAGTCTTTTGCCAGTCTGCTGAGCAGACAGCATTTGAGCCCCCATCATGCCTTGGGTTACGAACTCGTCGGCCGCATCCACTGCTGCCTGGGGACAGTCTCTATCACGTAGCACACGCGCAAGAAGATTCTTGGCGTAGGCGATCGTAAGATTGACTGACAGCTCATCCCCCCCGGGGATGTGGTCCTTAGAGCCTGAAAGGATCCGTTGATCCGCTCCTAGTAACGTGCAGCTGTTGGCGAGAGCCAGCAGCAACGGTACAAATGAGCTCCATTGGAATCCCACTCTCCGGATTACTCCGGAGGCTGGACCAAAGGCCGTGATTAGCGCAACCTGTAAGGTTGGACCAAGCTGCCCTTTTCTCCACCATTTATTCGCCTCCACATAGGCGGATGGAGTCAAGAGTGTACGACAGAGTCTTGCGACCCACGACTCGCCAGGTGAGATACCCCAGCGAGCGATTACTCTCAGCGCATAGTCAATGCGCTGGGCCGGTGTCCTAACCCTTAACTCTTGTTTAAGAGACATAGGGGAAAGGTTCACGTTCCCTAGCCAATACTGGTTTGCGAACTCAAAGAAAGGACCTAGTGCCCGTCGTCTGACGACGTCTTTATACTTCTTAAAGTATTTTAAGACATTTGGGTGCTGAGCATCCCAAACCACTAATGCTTTATTGACGTGGTCAACAATCACGTTTCCGACTCGCGTCGGAAGATCACTAATTAGGGAAACTTTGAGCCCGATCCGAATATGGAGTAATTGGGTTGAGGTCACATAAGACTCTCCGACGGCTGCCTGACCGATGACTGCGTCATCGCCCAGGACTCTATAGTCCCAGATCTCCGTGGATGTCAAGCTGATCCCCGCTCTACGAGCGGACCACAGAATAACTGCATGGTGCACTAACGCCATCGAGGGCCAAGACGAAAGCGCTCCCATGGGTTGCCCACGAGTGTACTTGACGTAACTAACGTCTGAACACTCTTCTGGAGGTACTAGGAACCACCTGTCGGTTAGTAGCATTAGCCACGAGTCGACTAAAGGTTCGGGTAAGGCACACTTAAGAAGCACTTCATATAGGTCTTGGGGAATCAAGTCAGTTGCGGCCTTAAGGTCGTAACTGTGGGCGGAATCGCGTTTTTTAAACGCGAAGAAGCTCACGCTTCCGTTTTGATCGAAAGTAGCATCAGACGGGAGAAGACGAAGTATCTCCATCATCCAATCATGAAGTGGCTTAAGCGCCCGTTGGCTCCAATAGTCAACGATGGCAAAAACTCTTTTCTTTCCAGCTGGCTCCAGTTTCAGAGCCAGCTTACCCAAGCCGAGTTCCCGATGTTGCATCGGTTGTCGACTCCCGTTGACGAACGGTTTGTGGGAGAGATACGCGATCTCTGGAAATACTTTTTGAGCTTCAGACGATACTAAGTCGAACAACCTTGAGGTACGTAGGTCACCCGTGTTACGCAGAAATTCCTTCAACCAATTGACCGGGGCAAGGCCCCAGGCGATGGTGTCGAGAGCTGCTGCGAGGATGGATACTCGCCCATTGGGTGATCCCGTACGTATTAAGGCGGGTTCCTCGTCAAAATAATTCATCTTACTAAGATCTGGGCGAACTAAGTGGGGTTTACCCGCTTCTTTCGCTAAATTTTTAACTAAGACACCCCAGAACTCCTCTTTGCAAAACCTGGCAAAGTCGGCAAGGGATGCCGAATCAATGTCCGGGTGAGCATCGGTG